GAATTAAATAGTAACTACGATAAACCAACCCGGAATCAATGGTATAAATAAATGCCGAAACAACAATTCTATACTAATGTAGTATGTCTTGGTGATTACATTTTTGAAAGGGGAATCGAAGATGGTCTTCCTTTTAATGTAAAGCACGAATTCAAACCTACCTTATACATACCCACCACAACTAAAACAGATTGGAAAACCTTAGAGGGTGATCCAGTCGGACCTGTCCAATGGGGTTCTATCAAAGAAACCCGTACAGCAATGAAGAAGTATGAAAATGTAGATAATATGAAAATCTACGGTCATACTAATTATAATTATTCTTTTATTGCAGAAAAGTATCCCGAAATTATCGATTACAATTTTGAACATATCAAGATAATGTTTCTTGACATTGAAGTTGGTTCAGAGCATGGATTTCCAAATCCAGAAAGTGCTCAAGAAGAAGTTACAGCAATTACCGTCAAGATAGGTGATGATATTCAAGTATGGGGTTGTTCTGAATTTAAGAATGGTCAAGAAAATATTACATACAATAAATGTGGTGATGAACGACAATTATTAGAACAGTTTGTGATGTATTGGCAACAGAATTATCCTCATGTAATTACTGGTTGGAATACCAAAACATTTGATACTCCATATTTGGTCAATCGAATTCGTAATATTTTAAGTGAAAAATGGGTCAAGAAACTCTCGCCGTGGGGATTTGTCAAAGAACAAAAGATTTTCGGTATGGGAGGCAGAGAAGTTCAGACATATGAAATATATGGTGTGTCTGAAATTGATTACATGGATGCCTACAAGAAATTCACTTATACTAATCAAGAGTCTTATCGTTTAGACCACATTGCCTATGTTGAATTAGGAGAAACTAAACTTGATTACTCCGAAGTAAATACATTACATGAATTGTATAGGACGGATTATCAAAAATTTATTGAATACAATATTCAAGATGTAATGTTGGTTAGTCGGCTTGAAAAGAAGATGAAACTTTTAGAGATGATTATTTCTCTGGCATATTTGTCAAAGTGTAATTATACAGATGTATTTGCACAGACAAGAATGTGGGATTGTATTATCTACAATCATCTTTTGAGAGAAAAGGTCGTAATTCCACAAAAGAAAAAATACATTAAAGGTGATATGTATGAAGGTGCTTATGTCAAAGCACCACAAAAAGGTAGACATAATTGGATAGTTAGTTTTGATTTAAATAGTCTATATCCGCATTTGATTATGCAGTACAATATTTCTCCAGAAACTATTCTTGGTAAGTGGGAAGATGAAATTGGTGTAGATGGGTTATTGAACAAAGAATTTGATACTTCAATTTGGAAAGAAAAGAATATAACAGTTACACCGAATGGTTCAGTTTATCGTAGAGATAAACAGGGGTTTCTTCCTAAATTAATGGAAAAGATGTATACCGATAGAGTTAAGTACAAAAAGAAGATGTTGACAGAACAGAAAAAAGGAAGAAACGCCGATCCTAATAAATTATCACAGTATTACAATTATCAACAAAATCTAAAGATTGCACTCAATTCTGCATATGGTGCACTTGGTAATCAATGGTTTCGTTATTATGATGAACGAAATGCTGAAGCCGTTTCTGTTGCTGGTCAATTATCTGTTCAATGGGCAGAAAATGCGGTGAATAAGTACTTAAACACTACATTATCTACAGGGAATAAAGATTATATTGTTGCTATGGATACTGATTCTTTATATGTTTGTCTTGATAGTCTTGTTACTAAAGTTGGTCTTACCGATAATGAAAAAATTATTAACTTCTTGGACAAAGCCTGTAGTAGAATCGAAGGAGTAATTGAAAAAAGTTATAATGAATTAGCCGAATATGTAAATGCCTATCAACAAAAGATGAAGATGACGCGAGAAGTCATTGCTGATACCGGTATTTGGACAGCGAAGAAACATTATATTCTGAACGTTCATGATTCTGAGGGAGTTCGATATGAAGATCCCAAATTAAAAATTGTGGGCATTGAAGCTATTAAGAGTTCTACACCACAAGCATGTAGAGATTCTTTGAAAGAAATTTTCAACATTATTATTTCAGGTACAGAAGATGATGTGATTGGTTATATTGAAGAATTCAAAACAAAGTTTTTTAAATTAAATATGGAAAATGTGGCATTTCCACGATCTGTTAATGGACTAAAAAAATATAAAGATTCCTCTACAATTTATAAAAAATCTACGCCAATTCATGTTAAGGGTTCATTGATCTATAATCACATGCTCAAATCCAAGAAACTAACAAAGAAATATCCTATTATAAACGAAGGAGAAAAGGTCAAATTTGCTTATCTTAAAGACCCAAATCCGGCAGGTGACAAAGTAATTTCTATATTAAATAGTTTACCAAAAGAGTTTGAATTGGAAAAATATATAGATTATGATACACAATTTGAAAAGGCATTCGTTGAACCATTGAAAGGTGTATTGAATGTTATTGGATGGGATACTGAACGGCGAGCAAGTTTAGATGAGTTTTTCGTATGAATATCTGGATTGAGTACTGGAAAAAAGAAGAGAAATCAAAAAATACTCATGCCCAAATACGAGAATTAGCTAAATGGATAGAACCTGATCCAAAAGATGTACATAAAAGATTTTGTCAAAGTCGAGAAGATGCAAATAGATATGCAGAAAGTTTGCAGGAACATGGTTATTACGTAAGAATAAAAGAAGATGGAAGCAGGTGAATATGACTGAAATAGATTTTAGAAATTGGTTAACTGAAGATCTTGAAGATCTAGCAGATCAATTAACAAAAGACAGGATAAGAGCTGAAACTTATAGTGAAAGAGCAGAATTAAACAAAAGTATAGGTGCAATTAGAAGAGAATTAGAATTAAGGAAAAAAAATGAGTGAATATTTTGATAATTTATTAAAGGCGACAGGTAATGAATATGGGTCAAAAGTTTCGGATGGAATCGAAGCGGGTGATGTATCTACATATGTAGATACGGGTAGTTATATTCTTAATGCATTAATTTCAGGAGATATTTATGGAGGAATCCCTTCTAATAAAATTACAGCTTTGGCAGGAGAAACTGCTACAGGAAAGACCTTTTTTGTCTTGGGCATTGTCAAACAGTTTCTTGCAGATAATCCTAGCGGTGGTGTTTTGTATTTTGAGTCTGAATCTGCTCTCACTAAGCAGATGATTATAGATAGGGGAATTGATCCTGATCGGATGATAATTCTCCCTGTCACCACGATTCAAGAATTCACACATCAAGCATTAAAAGTAGTTGAAAGTCATTCAGAGGGTCAGGAAGAACGCCCATTGTTGATGTGTTTAGATTCTCTTGGTATGCTATCTACTACCAAAGAAGTTACTGATATTTCTGATGGTAAAGAAACCAAAGACATGACAAGAGCACAATTAGTCAAAGGTGCTTTTAGAGTCTTGACATTGAAACTAGGTAAGGCAGGTATTCCACTCTTAGTTACCAATCATACATACAAACAGATGGGTACAATGTTTCCAACTGATGTAATGGGTGGCGGTAGTGGTTTACAGTATGCCGCTTCAACTATTATATTCCTTTCCAAGAGAAAAGAAAAAGAAGGAACTGATGTTGTAGGAAATGTAATTCATTGTAAAAATTTCAAATCTCGATTGACTAAGGAGAACAAAAAAATTGATGTTCTCTTACGATATGATCAAGGTTTGAATAGGTATTACGGGCTTATAGAATTAGCAGAAGACGCCGGAATCTTTACCAAAGTATCTACAAGATATGAGATGCCTGATGGTTCTAAAGTCTTTGGAAAGGCAATTCTAAATGAGCCCGAAAAGTATTTTACACCAGAAATCCTTGATAAGTTAAATGATCATGCCAAGAAAGTTTTTCTTTATGGTGGATTTGATGAAGAAACAGTTGAGGCAGAATGAGTTATACATTTTTTGAAACACCAGGAAAACCATATCAAGAATGTACAAATCCAAATGATCCAGAAGATAAATCATTATGTCTTATTGTTCAAGATGGTTCAAAATTCGATGGTGCTATAGTTAGATATACAACATTTAAATTAGTAGAGCAAGAATTAACAGGTGATAATATAGCTTGTCAATATGAATATGAAATTGAAGTGCCCCCACATGATATAAAACAAAAAATTACAGATGGAGAAGGTAAAGAATTTGAAAAAAAATTGGGAAAATGGGTAATAGAAATCTTACAAAAACAAATGGACAAATATGCAGCAAAGAGTAGAAGCACTGATACTGAAAAATCTAATACATAATGAAGAATATTCGAGAAAAGTTTTACCATTTCTCAATAAAGAATATTTCATGGAACATACAGATAAATTGCTGTATGAACAAGTAAATACATTTATTAATAAATACAATAATTTACCTACCAAAGAAGCATTAATTATTGAATTAGATGATACGCCACTAAAGGAAGAAGAATTTGAAAACGTAACAGGATTATTAGACTATCTGGAA